TACTTGAACCTCAAGACCGTCATCTGTGTCAGCGAACCTGACTTGATCTCCTGTCTTATAAATTTCATCCAAAGAATGAAAGAGAGGTGTAGTGTTAAACAAACCATCAAACACTCTTTCAAGGTTGACGATTGGATTTGTTGGTTTATAGTTAGTTAGTTTCATAGTAAAATTATTTATTGTTGTAACTTAGTTTTTGCAACTTAATTTTGGCTCCGGAGGTAGGGTTCGAACCTACGACCTAAGGCTTAACAGGCCCCCGCTCTACCGCTGAGCTACTCCGGAATAAAAAATTTTATATGGTGGGCAGAGTTGGATTCGAACCAACGTACACATACGTGAGCAGATTTACAGTCTGCCGCCTTTAACCACTCGGCCATCTACCCTGTACATTGATGGAGCTTTCTGTCGGATTCGAACCGACGACCTGTTGATTACAAATCAACTGCTCTACCAACTGAGCTAAGAAAGCATCTATTCATCAAAAAGTTTAATAACCTCTGGCTCTTCTGCTTGAGCAGCTGGTGCAGGTGAGTTAATATTTTCATACTGCTGAATAATCTTATCATCTAACTCAACATCAGAGATAGCGATAGAGGCTTTATGAAACACCCAGTTGTTTTTATTTTTATCTCCTTTGATAAATTCCATAAAGAGATAAGGAAAGGATTGAACCTGTAGCTGCCCTGTTTGCTGATCCGGTTGGACATGAATAATAACAGGGTTGTTTAAGGTGATTGTGGTATCGTTCTCATCGGTGATTTTACCAACAACAGTACGACCAATAGTATCTACAATACATTTAATATCTGACATATACCTATATTAAGTTATAAATTAATTTTATCAACTATATTTTTCGCTTCTTCTAAAGATTCTGCTGCTTGTTTAGAAAGGTATGTAGATTTATCAGAAGCGTGCTCCAATGTATCCTTGTAAGTAAAGATAGCTTGTCTAATTGCCTCGATTTGAGGAGATGCAATCTCACCAGTACCATCATCTGTACCATTTATTACATTTTTGAAAATGGATAATACTGTTCTAATACCGTCAATTTTACCTCTATTAAATGCAGGGTGTGCTTTCGGTGTATTATCGTCTTGCGGGCGATCTAAATAACTTTCAGACATAATTTATTTTATTTACTAAACAGATCGAATAATTCCACCTGTACATTTTCTGCAGGCTTACGTATAGTCCATTTTACATTTTCATAAAATCTCTGAATAGATTGAAAGAGGATTTTCTCAAACATCTTATCATAATCTGGTTTGAAAATTTCATTAAACTCTGAAGGATGTTCATGCTTAAACCCGATACTTTCTAAACCGAACTTATTAGGTTGTTCGACATACATATATCTAACCTTATCACCAGAACTAATCGATTCATAGCGGTTGCCTGTTTTTAGTTTATCCAACATCAGATTGTAAAAATAAGCAGACTTAACATGAATAGGCATTCCTTTTGTAGTAGTAAACTCGTTACACTGCACAGCATATTTTTCGTAACTTTTTACTCCCATAACAAAAGCCATATCTTCTGGTGAAAGTGTCTTAAACACTTTATATGTCTCATTCAGTACATCGTTAGTCTTAGCCAATGACTGGGTTGAGAGCATTGTTTCAATAATCTTCTTAGCGTACGGCTTAATTGCATTAGGCATAGTCGTTCTAACAACTTCAACACCAGTATACTTAAACTTATTCTCTTTGATACCTTCATCGTCGAGTATATGCATTACGTATCGTTTCTTTTGAAGGAAGACTCCAACATCAGCTATACATTCTCGCTTAAATACAAAGCGTGGATCTTTAGTTAGTAAAGCTTTTCGAGCCCATTCGCCGATACCCTCGTTAAGTTTATCTTCAATACGCTGAATTTCATCATACGTTTCTTGATGTATTAGACCCTTCTCTTCATCTTCAAAAAACTTAATACCATTTTCAATTAAGGGCGATATTGAGATATAAGATGAGTCGGTATCGTTATAGATAATGCATTCCTCAAGCTCATGATCGCTAATATCTCTATCAATATTTTCACTAATATACTTTTTAAGCTGTTTATTGGACTCTTTAATAACAGCTTGCCCCGTTAGAGTTACCGACGAGGCAATATCATCATCACCAATAGGCGCATTCTTATTACCCATATACCCATAACAACTATTGACAAGAATCTTAATAACCATCTGTGAGGTATTAAGACGTTCGACCTCGTATTTAAGCTCAATATTATCTGGGTCCTTTTTAAGAGCCTGCTTACATTTGAATAGCTTCTTCTTAATTTTTACGCGTTGATTATAGTAGTATTCTAGGAACTCCGGTATGATACCTTTCTTCTTTTGACTAAATAAGAAACCGGCTTTTGAGAGCGCGCACTCCTCAGCCTTAACAAACTTTACGAAATCTGGTTTAGTTAGTTCGAATAACTTACCCGTCACATGCTGGATAGTAACCTTATCATCAGTAGTTTTTTCGATTTTACCTATCTTAGTTTCAGGCGACGTATTCAAAGATATCATCACATTAGGATATAGAGAGTTAGCGTCAAACGATACTACATTTTTCTTAAATCCACGTTTAGGTTCAGCAACATACGCACCAGGATTCTTCCCTGTATCTGCATTTCGTAAGAAGGTTGAGATAATTTCACCTCTCTTACGAGCTCTTATCGTAAGAGCACCATTAATAACTTGAATAGTACCCATAGCGCCTTCAAGTGTAGTTAGACCTACATACGAGAGCATTCTAAGTAAAGGTATGTATTGAAGTTTTTCTTCTAATCGTACAAGCAAGTTAACGTCTTGAATGTTGTAATCAATAAAGGTGTTCCAATCTTCATCTGCCAGCTGGTGCAGACTCATACCTCCGTAATCAATTTTATTTTCACCAAGCTCTATCTCACCAATAGCATCTAGCTTATATGACTCTCTCAACTTAAGACAAAACCGTCTATATACATCAAGGTAGTCAAGACAAGCGATACCATCTACATAGTATCTCTTTTGATCTCTACCAAACTTACCCTTCACTGCTCTAAAATGAACGTTCTTAAGCGGTGAGAGACGATTAACATAGTCTTGACCTAGTACTCTCTCCATCCGATTAATAATATACGGTATATCAAAAAACTCAGAGTTCCACCCGCTTAGAATATCTGGAAAGTCCGTTTCCAGATATTCAAGAAACTTAACAAACATAGCCCGTTCATCTCTACAATGAACATAGATAAGATCGTCTCTACCTTTACCCGTATATTCTTTTATACCAAACGTATGAAACTTTTTTGTAAAGTTATCCCAGCAAGTTATAACATTTACAGTATGGGTTGGGTTATCCACGTCAGGAAAACTATCAACTGAATATGTCTCGATATCTAAAAAGCAGTACTTTATAGGTGTAGTATTAAATTCCGGTTTTTCATTCTCCTGCCAGTAGGAGTCTAACAAAAATTGTTGAACCGGAGGGCAGTTCTCAAACACTCTCTTAAGACCAGAATCTTGAAGAAACTTATATCTATTATAAGCAGTATTAAACTTCTTCTTCTTTACTTTAGTTCCGAAAATGGAAGTCTTATCACCTCTATTATCTTCTAAATAAAGGTATGGCTCGAATGAGCACTCAGTAGAAATACGCTTACCATCTTGATCCCAAGTAAACAACGTGACGGTACTTTCTCTACCGTTATAAACAACATTTCTATACATCTCTAATACTATTATACTAGAGTTCCTTTTTTAGGCAATGAACAAACCTTACTATGAGTTCCACTTTTTAAGATATTGTCTATCTGGTGAACCATACGGAGTAGTAAGAGCTTCAATATGAGCTCCTATGTTATCAGGACTTTCTAATATACGCTTGTTAGCAATATCTCTCAATATAGATACGTTCTTATAATACTTAGTACGATTTTTCCAATTAAGTATACTCTCTATTTTGTGTTCAAACTCTTCAGGTGTTTTGAATCGTAAATTACCAGGAGCTGAATAGTAGGTATCCATATCTTGACATAAGCAAGGTATTCCAAGAGTACAAGCCTCTATAAATTTAATATCAGACTTAGCTCTATTAAAGTTATTTACTTCGAGCGGGGCAACCATCAATTGCGGATTAAGATTAGCTATAAAATGAGGATACTCTAAAAGATTTTTCCATGGATGGAATTCGATTTTACCGGTCCTAACTAAATCCGCTAAAGGTGGAGGAAAGGCTCCAACAAACACCCATTGGTACTTGTTTACAGTCTTTCTTATAACGTCAAGAACTTCAGACATATCATCTTTACCACCTGTTTTGTTATCTACGTCATAATGCGCGCCTGAGCCCGTGTACAGTATCCTAGGCTTCTTTTTATTTGTATCAAAACTACTCTGAACTTTATTGCGGTTAAAGAGATGACCCATCCAAAAATTAGGTACGAAGTTAGGTATCACAGTAATATTCTGTTGACCAGTTTTTTCAATGTATAGCCTTCTCATAAAGTCACAAGTAACTGTAACCTCGTCAACCATATTAATCATATCAATACAGTTCTGCCTTACTTCATTATTATCAAAAGCAAACTTAAATTTATTATAGTCTGGAATCTCTTCC